CCTCGCGCCGCCCGCCTATCGGTCGGGCCTTACGCGTCAGCTACCTATAGTGTATCACAGCGGTAGCGCATTGTCAAGGGGTCCCGCAATTTTTTTTTATTTATTTTTTTTTGCATCACTTATTTTTTCTATTTTTTTTTGTGGCCTCGACGGTAAAAATAATCGCAACACCGCCGGACCGTACCGCCAGAATTATTTGTTTGCGCGGAAATACGCTACGATTGCGGTTTAAAACTACGGAATAGCCCTATAGGTGGGAGGGTATATGTCTGCGTTAGGCGGCAAATCCAAGCGCGCGCTCGACAAAACTGAGCGTCTCCGTCGGCAACTCTATCGCGAGTATCTGTCGCCCGCCTACGGGCTGTCTCCGTATAACGCGGCGCTCAAGGCCGGTTATCCAGAGCACCGGGCGCAAATGATGAGCGCGCTGGATATTAAGTGCCGCAACGGGAAACTCGACCTAAATCGAGTGGTCAGCAATATCTACGAGCAGGAGGGCTATACTGTGAGGCGCGCTCTCCGTCGGATGATCGCCAAGGCGGGGCTGGCGTGGGACGGTGAGGGTGCGGCGACAAAAATCATATCCGCGCAGGTGGTTGTCAAGTCTGACGACCCGACGGTAAAAACGATGACAGCCGGCGGTCGTACAAATGATTTTGTCGAGGTCCCCGACGAGTACCTGCAATACCAATATATCAGTAAGCTCAACGATATTGCGGGATTGACTAGACCGGACGGATCCGAGGGTGCGGGCGCGATGCCGTACAGCATAGAGATCAGTATCGTCGGCAAGGGCGCTATCGGTGCTGACACGGGCAATACCACGGGCAACACCACGGGAGATGCCCATGCCTCAACGCCGCTGGAGATCAAGATATGATGGATGACGCGGACGACGCGGACGACTCGGCGATAACTCACTGGCACGATCCACGCTGGGATAACAGATACCCAGCAGGCGAGTCGCTACTCAGGATAGACGGCAGTATACCGCTAGCTGTGCGGCGTGTGCTGTGGGGTGCAGCGTCGAGTCAAGACCCTGAGTACCAGGCGTTCCTCGCGGGTAATGGGATGAGGGAATAGCAATGGGCACAGATGCGCCAGTAGTCCGATACGAGCTGACCGCCAAACAAGGCGAGGCACTGGCCGCGTTGGACAGCCCTAATATTGACGAGCTGATGTATGGCGGCGCCAAGGGCGGAGGCAAGAGCGTATTCGGCTGTATTTGGTGTTTTCTGGAAGCAAAGCGGCTGATTAAACGGTACAAGATACCACGCACCAAGTACCCGCTCGTGATCGGGTTTATGGGCCGCAAACAGAGCGTGGATTTTACTAATACGACGCTATTAACATGGAAAAAGATGATTCCCGAGGAAGCGTATGCCTTGAAGGAGCAAAAGAAGCTGATTGTTATTGACGACGCGGTCGCGTACCACTACGGCGGGCTCGACGATAGTGATATGGTGCGCAAGTTCAACAGTGCCGAGTATTGCCGGTATTTCCTCGATCAGGCGGAGGAGTGCAGTGAGCAGGATGTGGGTATGTTGCGCGGGGCGATGCGGTTAAAGATCGGCGATCACGAGGTTGCGTGGAAGGGGCTGCTGACGGCAAATCCAGCAATGTGCTGGCTCAAGGGCGCGTTTATTACCACTCCCCAGGCGCGGACGCGGTTTATCCGTGCCCTGCCTTCGGATAACACATTCCTGCCGAGCACCTATGTGGATCAGTTAAAAAAAGCATTCTCTTTCAAGCCTGAACTACTCCATGCGTATTTACATGGATCGTGGGAGGATCTGGAGGGCGCATTTCTGGTTATTCGCGCTCGCGATGTGGAGGAGTGCGTTAATAACGGGCAACAGGACAAGACAATTATAAAAAAGGTCACTGTGTGCGATGTAGCCGGCGAATCGGAGGGCGGCGATGAGACGGTGATCTACGATCTGGAAAATACAAGGATTGTGGATAGTGAGATATACACGCACCGCGGCACGATGGACACGGTGGGTCGGTTGCACTCGCATGCGCACCGCAATCGCAGCAATACGATATGTGTTGATCGTATTGGTATCGGGGCTGGTGTATACGACAGGCTGAATCAGATGTACGAGCACGATACCAAGATGACGATTATCGGGTTTTGCGGCTCAGAAAAGGCGCGTGATCCCGTGACCTACGCGAATTACAAGACGGAGGCGTGGTTCAATGCCGCGCAGAAATTTTACAATCGGAAATGCGATATACCGCACGATCCCACCCTGATATCGCAGTTATCGAGCGTGACATACCACTACACGAGCGGCGAGAAGATTATCGTCGATCGCAAAGAGAAATTGAGGGAAAAGATGCGTCATAGTCCTGACCGTGCGGAGGCGTATGTTATGGGGCTGGATGCCCTGGATCAGGCACTGCCAGTCAGTAAGATTGACGGTTACGCGACACATAGACCGAGCGATGATGCGTATCAGTTCAACCCAGCGACCTGCTAAGGAGCTAATGATGGATAGCGAGCAGCCGACGACAAAAAGCGCAGAAGTATCGCGTATTTTCAATGATTTCTGGAACGCTTACTCGGCGAAAAGAAAATGGCTCGTCGAGGCTGAGGAGGACTATGAATTTACGCTGGGTAAAATGTGGGACAAGACGGATGTAGACAGCCTGAACAAGATGGGGATACGGGCGTTGACAATCAACAAGATCAGGCCGAATGTATGGTTATTGAAAGGGATTGAAGCTCAAAATCGCACTGATTACATGGCATATCCAGAGGGTGGTGAAGATACGATTGTTGCTGAGATTGTGACGCGGCTGCTGAAGAATGCCATGAAGAACTGCGATGGTGATTACAAGATTTCCGAAATGTTTGAGAGCGGGCTTACCTGTGGGGAATCATTTTTGGAGCCGTACATTGACTACACATACGATTTGCTGAACGGCAAGATGCAGATTAAGAAGCTGAACTTCAAAACTATTTACCCCGATCCCACGGCGGAGGAATACGATCTATCCGACGGGCGGTATATGTTCAAGCTGTCGCAGGATTTGACCTATGACGAATTATTGCAGATATTCCCCGATAAAGAAAAAGAGCTAAAGCGGGTGGGCCGGATGTCAACGGCGGCGGGGCTTGGTGAATGGGCTGGCCTCAAGGACACACTGGGGATTGAGCGGCAGACGACTGGATACGAAGATGATGAATCGGGGGTAGATCCGCAGCTAGGTGTCGAGGAAGAGAAGTACGATTTGCTGGAGTACTATTACAAAAAGTATGTGAAAAAATACTTTGTGCTAGATAAAGTGCAAGGGACAGTGCGCGAATGCGTGGATAAGGACGAAGCGGATCGTTATATCAATTTCATGCGCGAGCAAGACCCATCGTTTGAGCAGCAGGCGTATGCCATTGAGCGCATGATCCCAGAAATATGGATTAAGAGTATAGTTGGTACTGACATCATAGACGATAGTATGTCATGGTCATACCCGAACTGGAAGGGATTTCCGATCATATCGTACTATGTCTACCGCACGACGGAGCCGATAAAGAACAAAGAGCTGAAAGTACAGGGGATAACCCGCGGCATTAAAGATTTGAACTTTGAGTTGAACAAGCGGCGCACCCAGGAATTGCGAATTCTCAATAGTTCGGCGAATAGCGGTTGGCTATCGGAGCAAGGTGCCTTTGTTGACAAGGCAATAGTCAAGAAGTACGGCAGCTCGCCGGGGATATTGCTGGAGTACAAAAAGGGCTGGCAGAAACCGGAGAAGCTGAATCCCACGCCGCTATCGCAGGGCCATGCACAGCTTGCGGCGGAGAACACGCAGGACATAAAAGAATCCAGCGGGATTAACACTGATCTACTATCAATGAACGAGAAGCAGGCATCAGGTAGAGCGATCCACTTGCGTACCAAACAGGGGCTGGTCATGGTTCAGGGCATATACGACAATCTATCGCAAACCAAGCGCATGCTGGGTAGGTTCATCGTATCGCAGTTGGGTGAGTTGTACACGATAGACACAGCCGTTAAAGTGTGTGGTGATCAATTCCTGCATGAAAACTTTAGCAAGCCGGTGATGAAGCAGGATGTGGATCCGCAGACTGGCCAGCCCGCCGAGGTTCCCGTGATTGATCCGTCAACAGGCGAATTGCAAATGGAGCTGGACAATGAATTGATAGGGCAGACATTCAACAGGGTGCTGAATGACAGTCTGCTCGGCCAATACGATGTTTCCGTCGGAGAGGGCACAAGCAACGAAACGATTAAATATGCCAATTTCACGACGCTCATGGAGATGCTCGAAAGGGGAATCCCGATACCCCCTGATGTAATAATCGAAGAAAGCATGATCTCGGCCGCGCACAAAGAAAAGATTGCGCGTGCGATTGAGAAACAGCAGGAAATGGCGGCACAGGCGCAGCCACCTGCTTAACAAAAGGAGCGGCATCATGGACGAACCGATTAAGATCGAGTTAGCCGAAGTGACTGAGCCGGTTGTTGATCGCTTTCCGACGGAAAAAGAAGCGATTGAAGCCGGCGAGTTATCGCCTGAAGAAATTGCGCTGGCGAAGGAAAGTAATTTATTGTCGGGAGGTGAGCAATCCGATGACGACAAATCGAAAGACGACGGCGACAAGGACAAAAAGGCCGAAGGGAAAGAAGGGCAAGAGGACAAAGATGATGGTAAAGATTCGCAAGCGGGCGAAAAAGACAGCAAGAAAGGTGAAGATCTAAGCGAAGAAGATGAATATAAGAAACTCCAGAGCTACAGCAACAACGAGAAAGGGTTGTACTGGAAGCAAAAAAAAGAGAGGCGTAAGCGTCAAGAAGCAGAGCGATTGAGGGATGAGGCTGTCACTAGGACAAGACTTCACGAAAAGCGTATCGAGGCATTGAAGGCGCAACTGGACGAAATCCGTTCCGGCAAGAAGGGCGAGAAGAAGCCAGTGGACGACGGTGATATTGATCTTGACGAATTGCTTAATGATAATGAAGACGGGAAGCAAAAAGACGCGGATTCCCAAAAGGATGACAAGCATTATGTCACCAAGGAAGAACTTGAGCTGATAGAGCAGAAAAAGAACGAGGAAGAAGCTGCCAAGGTTGAGCGCGGCAAGAAATTAGCTGCTGTACTCAACGAGCAAGAGAAAGAAGCGAAATCGTATTATAAAGATTTTGATGCAGTTACCGATTTAGCGAAAGAGTTATTTGACGACCCCGAGAAGTTCTACAAAGGTGATTCACGGGCAATGCAAAAGTTGTCCAGCATGGTACAGTTAATGTTGAGTACGGCCGGGAAATCCATGGATACGGATCAGGATTATACCGCGGCCGATATAATGTATGAGATAGGGCAGATGCACCCTAAATACAAATCGGGTGAAATCCGAAAAGCTGGCGGCGACGGTAAGAGCGCCGAGAATGGCAGTGGTGTGGAGCGTATGCTGAAAAATTCGCAAAAAAGAGGCTCAAGCGCGGCTGTTGGCAGTGGCGGCGGTAAAAAGTTTGTTTCTGTTGATGATATTACGCCGGAGCAAGCGGCGATTTTACCGCAAAGAGAGTTTAATAAGCTCCCTGAGCATGTCCAGGAGCGCGTGCTGAAGGCCTTGGGATAATAACAAAAAAGAGGGGTGACTTATAATGACTATTGGAAATACAGTAAGTGCTTCAGCCTTGCGGGCGCAGACATGGTCCAAAAAGCTGTGGAAGGATGTGATGGACGACCTGTTCTTCACGAAAGCAGGCATGATGGGCTCCGAAGGGAACAGCATCGTTCATATAATGGACGATCTGGAAAACAAAAAGGGCGACAGGATAACTGTGCCTTTGACGATGAAGCTGTCGGGTGATGGGACTGACGGCGATAACGAGCTGGAAGGTCAGGAGGAAAAGATAAGTGCGTATTCCGATGCAGTGCTGATCGGGAAGATACGCCATGCTGTGAGGACAGCAGGCAAGCTGGATGAGCAGAAGAACTGCTACGACATCAGGGCGGATGCGAAGAACAAGCTGAAGATATGGCTCAAGGAGTTTATCGAAAAGCAGTTTTTCTTTAAGCTCGGTGGAGTGAATAACACCAGCTTAACCGATGTGGCGGGGACGGCATACGCCGCGCGCTGTGCATGGTCAAACGCGCCAGATCAAGTTCCGTCGGCAGATACGGCGGCTGGGTATGGTGATCGGTACCTGTGTGCTGACTATACTAGCGGTGGCACTTCGATTGCAGCGACCGACCTCTTGACGCCTAAGCTGATAAGTCATGCGCGCAACAAGGCGTATAACGCATCACCGAAGATTCGGCCCGTTTCGATTGACGGGAAGAATTACTATGCGATGTTCGTGCATAGCCGGCAGATGGCCGACCTGAAGCAGAATCCCGTGTTCACGCAGGCAATGAGGGAAGCGGAGGTTCGTGGTAAGCAGAACCCTCTGTTCCAGCATGTTGCAGCGATCTGGGATGGTGTTATGATATACGAGCATGAGTATGTGCCTTATCTCGACCTGGATGTTGCGGGACATAACTTCAATGCCGCAGCGGCAGGGACTGACATGGGCGCAGTAGATGTGTACCGTGCATTGCTGTGTGGAGCCCAGGCGCTAGTGATGGCGAAGTGCAAGTTTAGCGGTACATGGGTTGAGAAGAAGTTTGACTACGACGACAAGGACGGAATATCAACAGGAATGCTGG